CTACGGCCTATGTCGGACTGGCAGCTGTCTGGGGCTGGCCGCTGGCCGATGAGGTCGCGAAGAGCTGCAGCGTGATCTGCGTGCTGCTGGGTGCGCTGCTGGGAATCAGCACGGCGGAGTACAACAAAACGAAATAAATCAATAAAAGAGGTCGGAGTGATCCGGCCTCAATTTTTTATTGATTAATTCAACTTTTATTCCATCTTTTCGATCTATTTCTCTATCTAACACGCAGCATCTACAGATGTTGAGCATTAGCGCAACTCGATGATGTTGTAATCCTTATCAAGCGAGAAGCTGTGCAGCACCTTCAACCAGAAGGCACGCTTCTCTCGCTTTTCCAGGCGGTCATAGACGGTCTGCACATCTCCCTGGAGAAATTCCCGGACGCGATCCGAAACAGGCTCCACGGGCCTGCTGGGTGCCTCTCTGGCTGTCTCAAGCTGTTCTGTCAGGGTGGCAAGTTTCGCCTTGTAGGTGTCCCGATCGATCAATCCATCAGTATAGGTTTCTGCCAACCGTTTCATTTTCCGTTCGATCTCTGATGCCGTCTGGGCGTGTTTCTCGGCGGTCTGGGAGGGTTTCACGCTGTCCACGACTATTTCTCCGGGTTGGAAGAGAGCGGCCGTCAGAGCGCGTTCTATGCGGTCTTCTCTGAGGTGTCCCATCCAGTTGCAGGTGTAATCTTTTTTGGCACGGCGGCAGTAATAATACAACCATGTATCACGGCAGCTCTGCATGGTCAGCTTACCACCACACACAGGACAGTGGATCAGGCCGGAGAAAAGGTATATGCGCTCGATCCGGCGCGGCGACCGGGTGCTGTGCAGTGCCATGAGGCTTTGATGCTGCTCCATGGTGATGTAGGCCGGACAGGTGTTCGGGATCCCGTTCATGACTCCGGCATAAAAGGGTTTGTAGACCATCCGCAAGAAGGTGGCGCGGCTGACAAATTCGGGGTGAGCCAGTTTTACGGCGGTGTAAGCGGATCCCATCGCCATACCGGACAGGACGTTCTGGAATGCCTCCCGGACCAGCGGTGCCGTGGCCGGATCGATGGCCAGGTGTTTGTCCTGGACGATGTAGCCGTACGGAGCCGCGCTCTGTCCGGTGCAGAATTCACCTTTGGCACGCTTGTGGTCAAATATGACTTTGATCCTCTCGCTTGTCCGCTCCCGTTCCTGTTGCGCGACCGACAGCATGATATTGACCTTAAATCGACCTGAGGCGGTCAGAGTCTCATAGTCTTCGTCGATAGCCTGCCATGCACAGTGTGAACTGTCGAGGATTTCTTGGGCCTTGTAATAATTCTTAAGCGATCGGAACCACCGGTCCAGCTTTGTGAAAATAACCAGGTCAACCAATCCGGCCTGAATGTCCTGCAGCAGTCGCCACATGGCCGGACGTTTGTCGATCGGTTTGCCACCTGAGACGCCTGAATCCGTGTAGTGCCCAACCAGAATATGATGCTGATCCGTCACCCAGCGACCCAGGGCGGCTATCTGGGCATCGATTGACAGTCCATGTTTGGACTGTTCTTCTGTGCTGACTCTTTCATAACATGCTACTCTTATGGTATAATCCATTTGCATTAACTCCCCTTTGACACCCCGACCGGTGCTGCAACACTGGCCGGGGATTTTTTGTATTTACTTGTACATCCGGAGGAATCCGACCGGCACACCGAGGATCCGGATGTCGTGCTCCACAAAACTATACTGCATCGGTTCGTACTGCTGATTGTCCGAAGTCAGCAGGACATGGTCGGCATATCTGAAAACGTGCTTGAGTGCTGCCTCGTTATCCACACTTACTGCACAGACGGATCCATTGTGTGGCACATCTGGCACCGAGCGCAGGAAGACCAGATCTCCGTCGAGGTATCCAGGCTGCATGGAGTCCCCGTGCACACGGAGCGCAAAATCGGCATCCAGCGGCCCATCGACGACCACATCCGGAAACTCAGGATCATATACAGGCTCTCCGGCGGCCATGGAGCCGAGGACGGGGATGCGGTGCCTCTGCAGGTCGCTGATCGGGATCAGACCATGAGGAAGCTGTCTGTTGTATTCCTCAAATCCGTTTTCCTCCGTCAGGGCGTGAATGGTGGTATTCAGAATCTTTGCCAGTCTGCCCAGCTTATCCATCCGCGGTGTCTTGGTGCCGGATAACCAATAGGAAATAGTCGCATTGGACACTTCCATCTTTTCTGCGATGTCTGTCTGAGTCAGACCGCGACGCTCCAAAAATTTCTGAAAATTTTTTGAAAAGATTTCGTTCATCTCTGCCATTTCTGATTCGCCTCTCTTTCGCTTCCTATTATATAACCAAAAAACAACAAAAACAACGCACAGTTAAAAAATTTTTAACTTTCTCTTGACTTTAACCGAGAGTTAATATACAATAGGTGACGTGGTGAGGAAAAAGGAGGTGAGAGAATGACACCTGAAATGATCAAATTGTTCCCCAAAATCACTTTGGAAGCAGCACGGGTCAACGCCCATCTGAGCCAGAAGGATGCTGCACAGCAGCTGGGCATCACGCCTCAGACACTGGCCAGTTATGAGCGAGGTACCACACTGCCGGACGTGGCCATGGGAAAGAAGATCGAACGCCTGTATGCGTTCCCTTTGGATCTTATTTTTTTCCCGGGAGTTTAACCACAGGTTAAAGAAAGGAGAGAGACAATGCCGAACTACATGGTTCTTATCAAAGACAGCAACGGCCTCGGCACGGAGTTCTTTGATGACTGGGACGAAACGGACTCGTTTCTGTACGACATCGACACGGCAGCCGTCGTCGAGATTTACGAGCGAGTTTATGACGATGAGGGTGAGCACTATGAATTCCTCGAGCGTCGATGATCACATCTTGAAGGCTCTGCTGGAGATTGCAGGGGATAAGTTTGGTGCAGAAATCACTGGACATCTGGAAAGGAGAGATTCTGATGGCAGAAACGTGGGTTGAGAGGCATGGTGCGCTGATCGGCGGCCTGATCGCCTTCGGCGTGATGTTCGTCCTGTTCGCATGGGGGATGAGCATGTGAGCTATCTGGCATCGCTGGAGATCCGCTCCGATGCAGGTTGCTGGTTTATAGCATCTGCTATACGGCCATCACGCAAAGAGGCGTGGGAATGGCTCCGATCTCGCCTGATGTGGTGCGATGTGGTGCGGATCCCGAGGAAGGGCGCAAAGGTCTGCCGGATGCCGAAGTACCAGCGACAGGATCCGGGACAGTTCGAGTTTTTACAGGGAAATGAGGCGTGTGCGAGTGAGTGGCAGGCATAGGTGGTTCTGGGCGAGGCCGTCCAAGCATGTGCCTCTACAGTTTAGTGGATTCTATCCGGCTGCACTGCCGGATGATTGGAATAAAGAAAAGGAGAGAGACAACAATGACACGTTACATCGCAGTGATAGAGGATCACGAGACCGAGAAGAAATACGTGATCGGTAACGACCATGCATCGAAAGAGACCGCACTGGGTTCCCTGATCATCGCCATGCAGCTGAGACTGCTGGAGCATGCAGGCGGAGATGCCCGTGTGCAGTTCGATGCAATTAAGACCTGCGGCATCACCGACAATGGCGAGGACGCGCTTTATATCGAGGGCAATGCCTTCAACAGCGAGACCAAAGAGTTCCCGACGGTGACCGGGTATGTGTTCCGGGTGGGCAATGAAGAGGAGGAAAAGTAATGGGTGTTCCTGTTCTTATCCTGGGTGAATCCGGGTCCGGGAAGACCTACTCCATTAAGAATCTGGATCCTGAGACGACCGGGCTGTTCCTGGTCGAAAAGGGAATCCTGCCATTCCGGAAGCGGTTCCCGAACACCGTCAAGAATGCCAACTATGGCAAGATCATCGCCTCGCTGAAGCTGCACAACCTGCCTCGCTACGTGATCGACGACAGCCAGTATTTGATGGCCAACGAATTCTTCGACCGGGCTAACGAAACCGGGTACCAGAAATTCACGGACATTGGCGTGCACTTCCGCGACCTGATCCACCTGGTCAACCGGCAGACACCAGACAACGTGATTGTCTACTTCCTGCATCACACCGAGCTGGACACCAACACCGGCCGGACGAAGGCAAAGACCATCGGAAAGATGCTGGACGAAAAGCTGACGCTCGAGGGGACTTTTAATATCGTGCTGCGGACAGCAAAGGAAAACGGAGAGTATTTCTTCCTGACCCAGAGCGATGGCAACGACACGACGAAGTCACCGGAGGAGATGTTCCCGG